GTCGCTGTCACCGGTACCTGAATCTTTATCCTGCTTTTCTTTTTTTAATTGTAGCTCAATCATTTTTAATTTTTTATCAAGCTTTGCTGTTTTTGCATCTAGTGTTGTTTTAAGCATACCGCCAGCTACTTCAAATACTCTACCACTATATCGACTTTCTACATTCATTCCTAGATCCATTAGATCTTCATACGCTTGCATAGCTTTGTCAGCAATATCGTTAAGCTCTTTATCTGCCATTTCACCTAAGCCTTTAACAGCAGGTAATGCAGAACTAATTTTGTCAAATTCAGCAATGTCACGCATAGTTTTATTCTTTTCTTCTATTTCGTGCATTCTTTGATCTGCTTCTTGTTCTTCCGCTTGTTCTATTATTTCTTTAGAATCAGGCAAATTTAATAAATCTTCTAATTTTTTAGTCATGGTTCCAATCCATTATATACTACTATTATTTATCGTCTGCGACCATTATGAAATATATCTTCTTCGGTAACGATTCTAAATAATATTCGTTTTTGTTTACACCATGCTCTTGCTGCTTCCCACTTTGCTTGATTTACTACATAATGAGCTTGATTATGTTTGCTGTTTCCTAATTTATCTCGTCTTGCTTGACTTAACGGTTTAACTTCTATAAGTTCTACTCGCTGTTTCCCTCCTTTATCATTATATGCAATAAAAAAGTCAGGTACATATATGGTTTGTTTACCCGTTAATGGATTTCTATAAGGAATACGTATTGCTTCACTTGCCCATTGACTTACACTTGGGTGCTCATCGCAAAATTTCATAAATGTAAATTCCCATCCTGATCTATATGTTGGTGATTTAGTACCTACATATTTGTCCGGGTTTTTAAGATTGTACTTTCCTTGGGCAAATCTTGACATTAGTAAACAACATTTCTCTCATCAAAAAGTGAAGTTTCTGCAGAAGTTTTATAACCTAATGTAGATGTTTTCTTCCTATACAAGTTTAATATTTGAGATACAACATCAGTAAGTTCAATTTCTTTTAAGCCCTTTAATGTATCTAACAAGACGTATACAGGAACTTGATCTATTTGTGCTTGCTGTAAAAATATTGCTGCTGTGTTGATTGCTGATACTTTGTCAAAACCTCTTTTTAGAAAATATCCTACTACTGCACTTACATCACTTGCATTATAAGAAATTGGGTCTTTAAAATAATTATTAAAAATAACTTGAGTTTCTTCTTGTGTAGGCTGTTGGGGATTACTACTTAATGCCATATTATTCTCCTAAGGCGCTTTTCATAAAATTAAATAATTTAAAGTCGCCGGCAAATATTGCTGATTGTATGTCAGATAATATAATATTTTTTTGGTCTGGTGATAATTGATTGTATCCTTGAAAGTCTAGGTCTTCAACAAATCCTGTGTTAAGTACTTTAGCAAGAAAGCTATTAAATGCTTCAGGGTTGTTACTTAATCTATTCCATGTTGATTCAGGATCTCCTGTTCTTCTACTTGCAGGTAGTCTAACATCCGGAACAAAGTTATTTTGTTGATCCCTAACAGGAGTAAAATATCCGGGAATAGTGCTTGAAGATCTAGGTCTAGTTGCTGTATTTTTGAAAATTGTACTTGTTAAAAAATCACTAGCAACGCCTGCTACAACTGATTTTACAAGGGGACTTTTAAAAGGTAATATATCAGTTATTTTCTGTAAAACAGGAGTAAGAATAAGATCAGCTATATTAGCAGTGCCTTGACTAGTTGTTAAAGGACTAAATGTATTGTCGTACAGTGTTTCGGGATCAGCAAAGTTTGTAGGTTCACTATTTTCTCCTATTATTCCGTTATCATACATAACAGACTCGTAAGCAATAGAAATTGAGTTTTCATTAAAACTACTACCGTCTGAGCTATCAACTCCTCCATGGTTCCACGAACTAAGTAAAGGATTAACAAGAGTATAACTGAACCAATTTTGTAAACTCAGTTGATATATTTTTATTGTTGAAAAGAATGGTTTATCGTAAAAGTTATTTAATCCATAATTTGGTGTACGTGGCGAATACTTGTCTCTTGGTGCAAAACTTCCATCAGTAGTAGATGTAGACGAACTTAATGAATGATTTCCGTCTTGGAAATAAAATCTATAGTACTCTTCTAACATTGCTCTAGTTGCGCCTAAATTATCATCGTGTAATACAAGATTAACATCTTGATAATCTAGTCTAGTCTGCATATTCTTCTTGCGATTGTACTGTTGTTTATTTTGTATATCTGCTCTAAAACCAGGCAAATCTGCGGACTTTACTAATACACCGATTTGTTTTTGAAATTGTTTCATATTTGAACCAATACTTACATCATCGGTAACTTCAAAAACAACATGATAAAGAAACTTTGTTTTAGGTGCAAATATATGCCCATACTCATTAAAAAGATTATGTGCATGTTGTGCGTCACGCAAGTGAGTGTTTAACGCTTGATTATCTAAATAGTTGTTGAAAAAGCTCATACTAATATTTATCCTCACTTATTAGGTGCGTATATAATAAAAAAGCAGGAATCATTTGACCCCTGCTTCTTAAATTACAAGATACCCAATTACTAAGCTATTAGCCAGTTACTTGAGTACCGCCTACGCCGTCTGCTGCAATTCTGCTTACTACTTCACCAACTCCAGTAAACTGCTCGTCTGCGCCATACTGGATAGCGTTGTCATAACGAATAGAAAGTGTTGTAGTTACTGCATCACTTGTAGCATATGCTAGTGTATTATAATTTGCTGATTCTAGATAACAACCTACTAGTTGGAATCTATCAATTACGTTTGAACCGTTGGCGCCGTTGCCGCCGTCTAAGATTTCAATTTTTGTAATAAACTTATATGTACCGCCTGATACAGCACTTGATTGTTCAAAGAAGTCAAACTGTCTTTGAAGCTGCTGACCAATGATTTTCTGTACATTGTTATTTGCATCTTCACGTAAAGTGATTGTAATTGGATCCCATGTGTGTTTACCAGCAAGATAGCTTCTTGAATTATAAGCATCGATAGTCATTTGTTCAAACGTTAAGTTTGGACGAGTTACATCAACTACCTGTCTTGTAATTTCACGGATGCCGTCAGCACCACCTGTTGTACCAAAATTTTCAAACAATACTCTAAAACGGTATTGTAATTTAGGCATGAGTAGTGAACTATTGCTTCCGCCACCATCTTCTGTTGGAATCGAAATATTTGTTAATGTTGTAATTGGCATTCTTGTTCTCCTGTTACAGTTGTATTTATGCAATTTAAGAGTGGGATTTCTCCCACTCTATAAAGTACGCATATTATCCCAGAGCTGCAATTTCTCCTGTATTCTTAAGTCTTAATGGAATGTAAATGAATTCAATTGCTTTTACTGGTTCAATTGCAATATCCAAATACAGCTCGTTTCTATCTACTCTCGCAGGAGTATTGTTTGATTCGTCACACACAACTAAGAAGTCATATAATGCTCTTAGTCCAACCAATTCAATTAACAACTGATCAGCTGCAGATTTAATTTGGTCACGTGTAATTTTATCATTTGGTTCAAACAAATAAGGTCTTGCAAGTAGTTCCAATTGTCCACGTAAGTAAACAACCAAACGTGCTACATTGACCCTATCTAGTGCAGAAGCATTTCTTGCTCTAGTTTTCTGACCAAATACAACTAACCCTGCTCCGCTAATAAACGTAATTGGGTTAATTTGTGCTGAGTACAACGTGTCACGCTGTCCTGTGTTAAGAGCAACACCTACAAATTCTCCTTCAGCATTAATAAAACCTGAACTTGAAGCATTTGTTACGCCGCCGCGTCTTGTACCTGCTGGAGCAAACCAGGGGAATGCTACTTGGTCATTAAGTACAAGTGTGCGTAGTGCCATATGTGATGCTGGAACTACAACATTGTTTCCAAAGTTATCACTTGAAAAGCCTGCTGGATAGTACATACCTAAATATTCGTCTTTAGATACACCACCTAAATCATTATCTTCTAGTGCGCCTCTTACGTTATTAGCCCACTCATTTAATGATGTAGCATCTGGTGTTAAGCGTAATGGTGTATCACCTACAACAAAAGCAGTTAAGCGTCTGTCATAATTAAGTGTAACCATTTCACCAATCAATTCAGGATATCCTGGCGTAGCAACTAAGTTAAACTGGCGACTTTCTTCGTCACGTATATCTTGATTGCTGTTAACCATAGCCTGTAGTGCTTGTACGACACTCTTGCGCTGTGCATGACGTCCAAATGTGCCTGAGCCATCTGCATTGTTTCCTGAGTCAGTTACCCATCTATGTGGATAGTAACTACCCATAGGTTGATCAATAACGTCTGCTGGATCTGAACTTTGTGGATCATCTACTTCAAAACGTTGATTTGAACCTGCAACATCAATTGAATTTAATACAAATTTCTTAACATTAAATCCGCTTCTGCGTGTGTTCCATAGCAACATTCCTTTTGGATATAGTGCAGGATCTGGAGCATCTGGATCTAAGTAATCGTTATCAAGTAAATCAACAATTGCTGCTGCTGCATATGGGCCTGCTGCGCTTCCGCCGCTTGTAGACCAACGTGCGTCTGCAAATAGCATACCTGCTTCAGTAGTTTGGTCTGACTTATCTACTAATACCCAGTCAGTTGATGTGCCATTATAACGATACACTAGCGGATAGTTTTCTAAGTCAGCTGTGCTAACCCATATGTCTCCATCTACTAACGGTGTTGTATCTGACTGTTTTGTTGGCTTAGATGCACTTACAATTGGACCACTTGGGTCTGTGTCTGCATAGTCTGCATTGTAGTTTTGATAACCTACCCATGTAGTACCATTGTGAATCATAATATCAACATCGTCAACTGTTGAGCTATACCAACGCTGTCCATCTGATGTAAGTGCTAATGGCTCTGCTGGTGATGCAGTGTATGTTAATGGCTTCCAGTTAGAAGCAACTAAACTATGCGTAGCATCGCCTGTTGGTGCAACATATAAGTTTGCTGTAGCAAGATCTCTATTGCTTTCGTTAGCAGTCAGACCAGCAAATCCCATTTCATTTAAAAGACCATCTGTATCTATAATACGGAAATCTCCGCCTAACTTGTGCTCAATAACAACTCTGTTTTGTGCGTTTACATACGATACAACGTTTGTAAAGTTAGCAGCGTTAATAGCGCCTGCGATAGTATCTGCATCTGCTGTTGTGCCGTTAATAACTACGTT